CACTTTTTTACATTAGAACTCAAAGTCACAAGAGGTAACAAGGTGCGCTTCAGTCCGCATCAGATTGCCTTCCATATCAAACATCCACACAATACTTTTATCATGCTAGAGCACCTCGGTTCAGGGTGCTTGAAACTTTTCCGTGGTTCTAGGATCAAGGAGCTTGATGCTTGCGGCTTCAAGCTTGATGCTTGCTGCTTGGGGCTTGACGCTTGTCGCTTGTTTCTTCAGGAGCTTGGGGCTTGACGCTTGAAGCTTGTTGCTTGGGGCCCGGACCAGGCGAACGCTGATTCCCAGCCGTCGCCGGTTCTTTGCTAATTGCCTGATCCAGTTTATTACGTAGCTTTCGTAATTCTTTATAATACTTTGGATGTCTAAACATTTCAATGTTTTCCGTATTTGATCGTCTTGATTGAAGCGTCCCAGCATGCCCGGCAGTCCCTGCATTCATTGTCTTGTTGTGCAGCTGGACACGTCGCGCCAGCGTCAACTACCTCTGAGCTGTTGGGCCACGATGCAGGCGCCGCCTGGTTCACCATCGGCGCACTAAATCGTATGACTAAATTGTCTGGCTTGCTGTCCAGGTGATCTTTGATCCATGCTTCACGAGTTGGTAACCAGTGACGCTTAGAAGGTGTCAACCTGCAGACAGCGTAAATTTTGTTTAAGTGTTCTAGATCCTGGACGTCGCCGCTGTCATGCCAGCGAAACACATCGGGCTTCTTGCTGTTGATCAGGTGGGCCATTGCCTGGACCCATTGCGGTGATTTGATGGCTGCCAGTCTCCGGTACTGTGCATCCTGCACAACTTTAAAAACATAACAACCTTTTAGAGCGTAGCAGTCATAACATACTGAGCCCTTCACAGCTTGAAGCTTGCCGCCGGTCTTGCATTCCTTGGCAGGTAAACCTATTGACCAGCCCGGCATCTTTGAAGGCTTGCTCAGGCTGCCGCCTATAATTTTTAATGCTCTTTCTGTTTTCATATGTCCCTTATAATCCTATAATACTTTCTTGTCAAGCTTGCGGCTTGAAGCTTGCGGCTTGTGGCTTGCGGCTTCAGGGTCCACGCACAATGCGCGGCCCATCCCAGCCGGACCAGTGATCCGCTACCGGTACAGTCGCGAACCCGTTTCACTGATCCCAGGTCCAGCCGGTCGACTGCTGTTCACTTGAACTGGACCAGGGATCAGCTGATCCCAGATCCACAGCAAGACCAGTTGCGCGCTAGAATGCCCTCTGTGGATCAGGGATCAGTTCTAGCTGTGCGTGTGTTTGGGCTATGGTCAAACCTACTTTACACCACAACCAGAAGTTGTCCCACCAAATTAGAAACGAGTTAGAGATAAAACTTAACTAATTTGATAAATCCAATATAATACTTGACAATCCTATTGTCAAGTGATAATTTTAAAATAATTTAATAAACAAGAAAGAGGTATAAATGACTACAAAAAAAATAACACTTAACGCAGAAAAGCGAAAAGTGATTGCTGATCAGTTTCAGTCTTTTTACGAGGATAAGGTAAAAGATAAATTGGTACAAGCAAAAGAACAATATGACTTGATGAGAGAAAAAGCAAAAGAGAAAATCAATCAAGTTGTAAGGTTTCATCAACCACAGGAAGATGTTGATACAATCAGAAGAATGATCTCAAAATACAATCGTGCAGGTGGCGAATTGTATGAGGATAATTGTTTCTATGTTCAACGACCAATAACTAAAGTTGATGATGAGGGTAGAGAGTATGACGCAAATGATGAGGTTCATGTCAGATTTGATATGGGCAGAAATTTTGCAAGAGCATATTATCGAGATGAATTGAAAGCAAAAGGGTTAAATCCTGACTTTCAATTATCAATCAATGATGACTACTCAAAAAGAAATCCAAAATATTATGCTGATGAAAGCGCAGTAAATCATTATTTGGGTTATCAAAATTCATCTAACGAAGATCAATCAATCCAAAAACCAGTTGACAAGTGGAAGAATGATTTTCAGCTTTGGACAATCGGTTCAAGTTATTGTCATTCAAGACAATTCAAAGTTGATGAAAACACATTAAACTTTTTTAAGATGTATGTTTCAAGTGCCGATAATGTAATCAAAGAACATCAACAATTATATTCTTATGTTGAGGGCAAGATGAAAACTTTAAGACTAGGTTTAAAATCTTACAGAACATTCGATCAGGCAAAAGCACTCGCTGATAAAGTTGGTGTTGTTTTAAATGAAACAATGATGAATGAGAGTTCTAGTTTAGCACTTTCAATTTATAGTCCAGAAAATCTGGCAAGTCTTTTGGAAGATAAAAAGGTTCTTACAAGAGAACAAAAGATTGCGATTGCAAGACAACAAATGCAACAACAATCTGTAAATTAACTATTGACAATTATGGGATTATCTTGTAGGATAATCCCATAACAAAAGGAGAAAGAATGACTAAAACTTTTTACATAACTTACTGGGCTTCTAAACATAAGAAGCACATAACAAGACAAGGCAAACACGACGACAAGAGCAGATATGGAGTTGCGAAGAATGGAACACCTTATTATGTTTATTATGATCTAGACGCACATGGATATAGAACTGCCACAACAAGTTGGAAAGTGAGGCACTAAATGGATTATCGTTGGTGCCATGGTCCAAGATGTCATAAGTCACACACCCAAGATCGAATAAGAGGGGTCAAGGGATCTAAGGTTTTGAGGACCAGAAAAATTCCTCAAAACCAATGGAATCACAATACGCAATGGTCACACTTTTGTAGTCAAGGTTGTTGGAATGATTTTGCTTTTACACATTGGAACGAGTTTATAAATCTACACCCAAGGACCGAGGCGCTAGAAACACCAATCGATGTAGTTGTAGAAGATAGGACAGACTGGTCTGGCAATCCATATAAAACAAAAGTAATAAAAGAGGTTGACAATAACACCAATCCATGAGAATATAGGATATGACGAAAGAAATAAAAAACACTGCTAAACTTCAAATTATCGAAGACTCAAAACATGAGCCGAATTTAAAAGCGGCTCAAGAGTTTGTAGGTGG